AGGCAAAACAACTTATGGATACTCCAGAATATAAAGAAGTTTTTAAAACAAGACTCAAGGAAGATTCTCAAGCTGCTGGTAAATGGGAAACCCAACAAGGTGGTGAATACTATGCTGCCGGTGTTGGTTCTGCAATTACTGGTCGTGGTGCTGATCTACTAATTATTGATGATCCACATACTGAACAAGATGCTATGAATGCACAAGCATTAGATAGAACTTACGAATGGTACACATCTGGTCCACGTCAACGTCTACAACCTGGTGGAACGATTGTAATTGTAATGACACGTTGGAATGAAAAAGATCTTGCAGGTAGATTAATTAGAGCACAAAAAGAACCTAAAGCTGATCAATGGGAGGTAATTGAGTTTCCTGCAATCATGCCAAGTGGTGATCCCTTGTGGCCGGAATATTGGAACATAAAAGATTTAGAAGGAGTTAAAGCATCTATTCCATTATCAAAATGGAATGCACAGTACATGCAAAATCCAACTGGAGAAGAAGGTGCATTAATTAAAAGAGAATGGTGGCAAAATTGGGAAGATGATATTCCTCCATTAGAACATGTCATACAATCTTATGATACAGCTTTTATGAAAAAAGAAACTGCCGATTATTCTGCTATTACTACTTGGGGTGTATTCCATCCTAATGAAGATAGTGGTCCTTGTTTAATGTTAGTTGATTCTGTTAAAGGTAGATATGAGTTTCCAGAACTAAGACGTATTGCATTAGATCAATATGGATACTGGCAGCCGGAGACAGTGATTATAGAAGGCAAAGCATCCGGGCTCCCTCTAACTTATGAATTAAGAAAAGCAGGTATACCTGTAATTAATTTTACACCATCACGTGGTAATGATAAACACACAAGAGTTAATTCTGTATCTCCATTGTTTGAGTCTGGTAAAATATATGCACCTGCTGAAATGGAGTTTGCACAAGAAGTAATTGAAGAATGCGCTGCATTTCCTTATGGAGATCACGATGACTTGGTAGATTCTATGACTCAGGCAGTCATGAGATTTAGACAAGGTGGATTAATTCAACACCCTGAAGATTATGAAGATGAACCTTTACAACAGGCTCCAAAAGTGTATTATTAGGTATTATGGCAATAGACGAAAACGATCCAAGATTAAAAGACATGCTCAGAGCTATTGAGTTAGGTGATCTACCTGAAGATTTACCACCTGACCCTGAGGACTATGATGATATGGGTGGTATTAATTCATTAAAAAGAAAATCACCATCAATTAAAATGGCATCAGAGACTGGCCCAGAAGAATTTGAACTTGAGTTAATGAGCGTCATTAACGAATATAACGACTTAAAATCAAAAGGTGATTCTGCAGTTAGAGGTATTTCTCTAGATCAATACATAGAAGATTATTTTTCTAAAAAGAAAATGATGCAAGAAAATAGAGCTATGGCTATGGGCGGTGGTATGATGAGAATGGGTTATGCCGGTGGATCAGAAGATATTGCTGAACCATCTAAATCAATGCAAGTAGACACTACAACTTATCCATTAGGTCAAGATCCAATTAATAGACCGACAGAAGACTCTAAAGAACTTAAAAGACTTAAAGAGTTAATGGAAAGAAGAAAAAAAGAAAAGAAAAAATTAGCTATGGGCGGTATCGCAGGAGTCCTGTAGTGGCCGACATTCCAAAGAAAAAACCAAAAAGATTTAAACCAATGTTAGACATGCTTAATACAGAAGCAGCTGTTAACACTTTAGCTCCAAAAACTTTTGTTGATATGGTTGGTATATTTTCACAAAAAGCATATGAGAATGGAGAACTAAGTGTAGATGAATATTTAGATATTGTTAAACCATTATTTGGTGAGACAGGAGAAAAGGTAACCAATAGAATAAAAGAGTATGAAGATGAACTTGAAAAATATGCAACTGGTGGCAGAGTTAACTTCTTAGATGGTGGTGACACTGCATATAATAAAATGGTTACAGAAGCTTATATTAAAGCCGGAGGACTTGAAGCAACTGGCATGGATATAGATAAATTTGCAGAAATGTATTTTAAAAAATTTGCTGATGGCGGACGTATTGGTTTATTTTTAGGTGGTAATCTTGAAGGAGGTTATTCTGAGTCAAGAAAAGACTCTGGAGGAAAACAAACCACTGTTAGTTTTGGAGGCGGAGGAGGTGAAGAAAATGATAATCCTATATTGAAAAAAATAAAAAAAGCCAATATACCAGACGAGTCTCCTTTTAAAAAATTTTTAGCTCACGATAGATTTACAGATCAATTAAAATTTAATAGAGCAATACCAAACTATCATCAACTAGGTGGACTTGATTTTATGGCTAGGTTTCCAGGTGCAAATCCTGATCTTGCAAAATTTTTAGCTGGAGGTTATCAATATGTAACAGAAGGAGCTAGAGCTTTAACTAATGAAGATATTGACTTTAACGATGCAATGAATAAAGCAAAAGAAGAAACAAGATTAAATAATATTGGTATAGATGATTTTTTTAATCCAGAAAGTGAAACTTATAGACAATATAAAAATTTAGTTCCTGAATCAGGAGCAGTACAAATGGCAGGTGGAGGCCGAGCACAATTTGGTATAGGCTCCTTGGATCCTGATGCAGAATTAAATAGAAGGGTAAGAGAACTTATGGACGATGGTTATGAATTTGGTCAGGCAGTTAAAAAAGCTATGGAGGAAACAAGAAAAGACCAAGGTAGTGGAACTATGCCTAAATCTGAAAAATGGATGAGAGAATATTTTTTTGATGGTAAAGGTGGATATGATGACAGAATGTCATATAAAGAATTTGCTTTAGGACCAGGACAAGAATTATACAAAAGACTTGGTAATGACTAAAAGACTAACTAGAACAATTCCTCCGGAATCAGGGCCCATGCCTCAGGGGTTGAATATTAACTATAATGGTGTTAAACAAATAAAACTTACGGAGAAAAAATATAATGGCAGATATAGACAAATCACTTCCAAACGAAGTTCGAAAAACAGTTAATGTTCCTGGTGAAGAAGAAATTCAAGAAGAGATAATCGAAGAAGTTCAAGCAGTTCAAGAATCACCTGACGACGTTGAAGTTTCAGAAAATGAAGATGGATCAGTAGATATAAATCTTACTCCTGGTGCAGCATCACCTGAAGGTGGTGATGAACATTATGCAAACTTAGCAGAATTTTTACCTGATGATGTACTTGGAAGATTAGCATCAGATTTATCTAGTAAGTATCAAGATTATACTTCTTCAAGAAAAGATTGGGCACAAACTTACACACAAGGTTTAGACCTTTTAGGTTTTAAATATAATAATAGAACAGAACCTTTTTCAGGAGCTAGTGGTGCAACACACCCAGTTCTTGCAGAAGCAGTAACACAGTTTCAAGCATTAGCTTATAAAGAATTACTTCCAGCAGATGGACCAGTTAGAACACAAACAATGGGTGTATCAACTCCAGAAAAAACTCAGCAAGCAACTAGAGTAAAAGATTTCATGAACTACGAGTTGATGGAAAAAATGAAAGAGTATGAACCAGATTTTGATCAGTTATTATTTAACTTACCATTAGCAGGTTCTGCTTTTAAAAAAGTCTACTATGACGAAATGGAACAAAGAGCAGTTTCTAAATTTGTTCCTGCAGATGATTTAATTGTTCCGTACACAGCTACCTCATTAGATGATGCGGAAGCAATTATTCATCGTGTAAAAATTTCTGAAAACGATTTAAGAAAACAACAGGTTGGTGGTTTTTATAAAGATATAGAAATTGGAAAACCTGGAGACAAAGAAACTGAAATTGAAAAAAAAGAAAGAGAGCTTGAAGGAATAACAAGAACTACAAATGAAGATGTTTTTACATTATTAGAATGTCATATTGATTTAGACTTAGAAGGATTTGAAGATGTAAATCAAGAGACTGGTGAGCCATCAGGAATTAAAGTCCCGTACATTGTAACACTTGAAGAAAATTCACGTGAAGTTTTATCTATTAGAAGAAACTATGAAGTAGGTGATGCAATGAAAAATAAAGTACAATATTTTGTACATTTTAAATTTTTACCAGGTCTAGGTTTTTATGGTTTTGGTTTAATACACATGATTGGTGGATTATCAAGAACAGCAACTTCTGCACTAAGACAATTACTTGATGCAGGAACTTTATCTAACTTACCTGCAGGATTTAAAATGCGTGGTATTAGAATTAGAGATGATGCACAATCAATTCAACCAGGTGAATTTAGAGATGTTGATGCACCAGGTGGTAATTTAAGAGATTCATTTATGATGTTACCATTTAAAGAACCATCAGCTACATTATTAAATTTAATGGGTATTGTAGTTAATGCTGGTCAAAGGTTTGCATCGATCGCAGATTTACAAGTTGGTGATGGCAATCAACAAGCAGCAGTTGGAACTACAGTAGCTCTTCTTGAAAGAGGAAGTAGAACTATGTCTGCTATTCACAAAAGAATTTACTCTGCTCTTAAACAAGAATTTAAATTACTAGCTAGAGTATTCAAGTTATATCTACCACCGGAATATCCGTATGATGTAGTTGGGGGTCAAAGAGTTGTTAAACAAACTGACTTTGATGATAGAGTAGATATATTGCCAGTTGCCGATCCCAACATCTTTTCACAGACTCAGCGTATTTCACTAGCGCAAACAGAGTTGCAACTGGCATCATCTAATCCACAAATGCACAATCTGTATCAAGCATATAGAAATATGTATGAAGCTTTAGGTGTAAAAAATATTGATCAAGTTTTAATTAAACCAATGCAACCAATGCCAAAAGATCCGGCGTTAGAACACATTGATGCTTTGGGTGGAAAACAATTTCAAGCGTTTCCAGGTCAAGATCATAGAGCACATATAACTGCTCACTTAAATTTTATGGCAACTAACATTGCTAGAAACAATCCAATGATTATGGCTTCATTAGAGAAGAATATTTTTGAACATATTAGTCTAATGTCTCAAGAACAAATTGAATTAGAGTTCAGAGATGAATTAGTTCAACTACAACAGATGCAACAAATGGCTCAACAGAATCCACAGATAGGTCAACAAGCTATGATGATGCAACAAAAGATTGAAGCAAGAAAAGCTCAACTAATTGCTGAGATGATGGAAGAATTTATGAAGGAAGAAAAAGAAATTACTACACAATTCGACAATGATCCTATTGCAAAACTAAGAACAAGAGAGTTAGACCTTAGAGCAATGGAAAATCAACGTAGAAAAGAGCAAGATCAAGAGAGAATTAATCTTGATAAGAT